CTGGTCAATCCAATAGTATAGATACAGTATTTACCGCCTCTAAACTGTCGGCCAGAAGATGATTTTATTGTTCCCAGTATCACTTTAATGCTGGATGAGGGGGCTGACGGTTATGATGAGGCCAGTGTTAAAATCAGGGCGGTTTTTGCGGGTTTTTCCCCGGGAATTAAAAGCGTTGATGCTCAAGGTGCTGAAGTTTTTACCCCTGACAACCAGGGTTACCGGGATATCTTAAACCTGATTGAGAAGACCCGGCAGGAGCTGTTCAAAGTTTCTGTAATCCCAAACGCAGGTACTGTGACTAAGCCTTTTACCTGGAAAATGTATGACGAAGAGGTCACCTATCCCCGGTATTTTGCCTGGGCAACTTTTGACATGTCCCAGGTTATGGTTGAACCCTTAATTCCAACCCTTTGAAAGGAGGATGAACATGCCTTATAAACACGGTAACTACGCGAATATAATTGCATCACAGGCCCAACTTCCCCCGGTCGGAGCTACTACGCTGCCGGTCTATGTCGGTACTGCACCGGTCCAGCAGTTAGCCTCAACTACAGGCAAAATCAACAGTATTATACTGGTCAACAGCTTTGAGGAGGCTAAAGCTGCATTGGGTTATAGTGATGATTGGGCCCTGTATTCGCTATGTGAAGCAATGTGGGCGCATTTCAAGAGCCCTCTGGGCTCAATTGGGCCCATTGTCCTTGTTAATGTACTTGACCCCGACACCCATAACGCCGCCGGTACTCCGGAGGTGTTTGGTTCTGCAGCAGAGCAGACTCCACTGGTCAATAACAAGGCATATATGACCAGTAAAGATGTAATCCTCAGCTCCGTTAGTGCAGTTGACGGTGCAGCCGGAGCCATGGTCCTGGGAACTGATTACACAGTTACCTATCAGTCAGATGGCCGTGTCTTGTTTACCCTGGTTGACACGGAAACTACTCTACCAATAACGGTCTCATTTGATGAAATTGCCGCGGTCACATCTACTGACGTAATTGGTGAATATGACGCTGCAACCGGTGACCGGTCCGGGATATATCTTATTGACTTGGTAGAACAGGAAACGGGGCTGCCGCCTATACTCTTATCCGCGCCGGGGTGGAACGCGACTGCAGCTGTTCGGAACGCTCTGGTAACAAAAGTCCAGAATATCAACGGTCATTTTGACGCAACTGCGGTTACCGACCTTGATGCATCGGCAGCTACTCCAACCATTGATGATGCAGTGGACTGGAAAGATACTAATACTTATAGCTCAATTTTTGAAAAAACCGGCTGGCCATTGGTTAAGAGCAGTGACGGTAAAGTATTCCACATGTCCACAATTATCATCGTGACGAAGCAGAAAACGGATTACGGCAGGGATAACGTCCCGTCAGCGAGCCCCAGTAATAGACAGATTGACGCGGTTGCCTTGGTCCTGGCCGACGGGACCACGGTTCTCAAATACGATGAGACCCAGGCAAATACCCTTAATGCGGCCGGTATTACGACAGCCGTTTATCGCGGCGGGGTGTTCAGACTTTGGGGGCCGCACAATTCCAATTATGTCTATGGCCAGGACATCGATGCCAAAGACCTGTTTGATTGCTCAATCATGATGGCCCAGCATCTGAAAAACCAGTTTTACCTGCGATATCTAAAGGATGTGGATTATCCCTTTGACCGGCGCAAAGTTGATACCATAATCAATGATGCTCAGATCTGGCTTGACAGCTTGGTTGCTGATGGGCATCTGCTCTATGCAAAAGTACAGTTCCTGCCCAAGGATAATGACACAGCTTCCCTGGTGGCCGGCGACTTTACTTTTGACGTGCAGCACACTAGTACACCGCCTGGCAAGTCCATAACCTTCAATATCCAGTATACAGATGATGGGCTTGATACAATTACCGGAGGTGAGGCATAATGAGATATCAGGCCAAAACGATTAATTATGCCGTATACAACACCGGGGCAGGCCGGGAACACATTGCCGATACCACCAAGGTCCAGCTGCCGAGTATTGAAAACATGTCAGATACCATAAAAGGCGCCGGTATTATGGGTGAGATTGACCTTCCGAGTGTTGCAATGCCCGGCAGTATGGTAACAGCTATTTCAATGAGAGTTGACAGCAAGACTGCCGCCAAATTGTCCAGCCGGGGAACTCAGAGCCTGGAAATAGTCTGGAACATTGATGAGCTGAACGGCAGTACCGGCGGTGTCAGGGCTGTCCAGCATAAGGCATTTGTGAAAGGTGTTCTCAAAAAATTTGATCCAGGATCAGTGGAAACCGGGGCCCAGATGGATGGATCCATCGAGCTGGAGACTATCTATTACAAGAGGGTCATCGATGGGGAGACCATCATGGAGATTGATAAACTCAACAACGTTTTCCGGGTCCTCGGTGTGGACCTAGCTCCGAAACTGTAAATTGCAGGTGATAATAGCGGCTCTTAAACGGGGCCGCTTTAGTCATAAAATGAGGAGGTTTATTTATGGACTCTTTAAAATTAATAAAACCGGTCATGATTGACGGCGAAGAAAAGACCGAGATTTCTTTTGATTTTGACAATATGCCCGTTGACTCTCTTGAGCAGGCAGTAAAAGCTATTGCAAAACAACAGCATGTTATGGTGGTCCAGGAATCAGATCCACTGTTCCATTTGGCGCTGTTTGCTCTTGCAGCTGGGATTGACTATACAGATGCGGCCAGAATGCACACCAAGGATAAGTTGAAAGCAGGGCGGTTGGTAAGAGATTTTTTTTACACCGACTAGGAGGATGGGTTAGCCCGGAATTCATCCGGCAAGCAAGAGCGCAAATTACAACTCACACCTCTACAACATATTCGGATTGCAAGAACATGTCTCTGGTCGAATTTGTTGAGTATTTCGAGGATCTCTGTGATGAAGCAGAAAGGGTTAAGAAAGCAGGTGGCGGTTAATGGCAAAAACAATTCAAACTAACATACTCCTGGGCGGGAAAGTATCTCCGTCCTTTCGTCAGGCTTTTAAGTTTGCCCAAAGCGAATCGGGAAAAACGGCGACCAAAATGTCTAAGCTGGGCAAAGTAAGTGACTCTGTAAATTCTTCTGTGGCCAGATTAGGCGGGACTATAGCAGCAGTTTTGAGTGTACAGAAAATCTTTGATACAGCTGATGCCTGGCTGACAGTCCGGTCAAGAGTTGGTTTGGTGACGGATGGTATTCATCAGCAGCGGGAATCGTTAGAGTCCCTCTATGCTATTTCCCAGAAAACCAGGCAATCTTATGAGGCTACAGGGGATCTGTACGCTAAGATTGCCATGAATGCTGAGCAATTGAACCTGGCCAACAGTGATGCCCTTCAGATCACTGAGACAGTTAATAAAGCCTTAAGGGTTGGTGGTGGTGCAGCTGCTCAGAATGAAGCTGCTATTTTGCAGTTTAGCCAGGCCCTGGCTTCCGGACGGCTGCAGGGGGATGAACTCCGGTCACTGCTGGAGAATGCCCCACGCTTAACCAAGGCCCTTGCAGAGGGGTTAGGGGTAGCCACTGGATCTCTTAAAGAAATGGGTAAGGAAGGCATCTTAACATCCGATGTAATTATCAAGGCCCTGCAGTCCCAGTCAGTGGTAATTGATGAAGAGTTTGCCAAGATGCCTATTACCATCCGGGGGGCTTTTACTTACGCAGGCAATGCTTTTGGGAAGTTTATTGACGGGGTCGGACAGAAAACAGATGTTTTTAGCCGAATCGCGGAGGGTATTATCTGGGGGACTGATAAGCTGTTTAATAGTTTGGAAACAGTCGGTGAAAATAAAAGCTTCCAAGCAGTAGTAGACTACCTAAAGCCTTTTATTCCGATTGCTATAAAAGTTGGGCAAATATTTGCAGACATCGGTAAAACAGTATATAAAACAGTGCTGCCAGTATTATCATTATTGATCGAGAAAATAAAGCCAGTAGCACTTCAAATAGCGACAGCCATGTTACCTATGTGGCAAAAATTTAGCGATGCGCTTAAAGCGATATCTCCAGTTGTTCGGTTTGTTGGGAAGTATTTAGTTTATTTTCTTGCCGGGGCTTTTGAAGCAATCTGGCCGATAATACAAAACGCACAGGGGATATTAGGCGGCCTACTTGATTTCATCACTGGGGTCTTTACCCTTAACTGGTCTAAAGCATGGGAAGGTGTAAAAGCTGTATTTGGCAATATTTTCGCCGGAATTGGGAATCTTCTCTTGTTGCCGCTAAAAGCAATGATAGTAGGTGTAAATTCGACAATTCAATCTATCAACGGAGTGAAAATGCCAGACTGGCTAGGCGGTAAAACTTTAGCGATTCCATTAATACCGTTGCCAAAGTTTGCCAAAGGCGGTCTCGCTAATCGAGCATCTATCTTTGGTGAAGCCGGCCTTGAAATGGCTATCCCTATTAAACCTAGAAGCCCCCGGAGTTTAGCCCTCTTAAATAAGACTGCGCAGTTACTTGGGGTTGGTGGCGGATCTGGGCCTGTTAGTATTACATACGCCCCAACAATTTATGGCGGCGATACTGCTGAGATTAAAAAAGCCCTTGATGATGAACGTAAGAAGTTTGAGGACTGGGTAGAAGACTTCTTTGGTGAGCAAAGGAGGGTGGCATTTGGCTAATTACACTGAGTATTACGAATATACCACAATGCAAGGGGATACCTGGGACAGCATAGCTCTTGATTTCTATAACGATGAGTACCAGGCTAAAGCCATTATCGATGCGAACCCGGAATATTCCGCAGTCCTTATTTTTGATGCAGGAGTTGTTTTAAAGGTGCCGGTCATCGAGGAGCAGGCCGCGGAATCTTTACCGCCTTGGAGGTTGTCTTAAATGCGGTTAATTTATGAGAGTGTTGATATAACCGAAAAGGTGTCCGTCATGAGGGCAAAAGTGACCGACTGTGCTGGGGGCCGCGCTGATACAGCCGAGGTATGTTTTTCCGATACTGACGGCCTATGGAGTAAATGGAAACCCCAAAAGGGGCACCTGGTAGAATTAGTTGACGGAGGCTTTGCCGGCGGCGCCATGTACCTGGACGAGATCAGGCAGCTGCCAGGTGCTTATCTTATTAAAGCTATTTCTACTCCTCTTCCGGCCAAAACAAACCGGACTAGGGCATGGAAACAAGTTAGGTTTTTACAGATTGCCACCGATGTGGCAAAGAGCCTTGGCTTAACATTACAAACTGATGTAGCCAATCACTTTTATGACTGGATTTGGCAGGATGATGAAACCGATCTGGAATTCCTTAACCAGCTGGCCCTGCGGGAAGGATTTATGGTAAAGGTCCATAACGGAAAACT